ATGGAACGATTAAGCTCGGAAGAAATAGAAAAATACATAAACGAAATCAAAGAGAAAGGTCTTTATGAAAAATATCAGGCAATGATTTTGGATGATTTTGAGGAACACCATGTTGTTTATCTTTTAGAAGAAAATGAAATCATCGCTCTTGCCTATAAAAATCAGGTAACTCCTTACTCCATGAAAGAATATTACAATTGGTATGAAATGAATTTACTGATAGAAGAAGACGAGTATGGGCTATAATATAAGGAGTATCCGACTAGTCACCGTCTCTATATATTTTATTAAGGTTATCAAAATAAAAAAGAATTAAAAAATTTTTTAAAAAAATCATTGACAATATAACTATTGTATGCTATTATTAAGTCAATCATATAACGTTTCCTTAAATTTTAGTTTTAATTTCTACGAAAAGAAAAGCACTGAAACCTTAGAGTTTACGGTGCTTTTCTTTTATTTGTACCTATCATTTTTCTATCTCTTAAAAGCTCGAAAAATCGTTTGAAATTTCTCCTACTGATAACAAACTGTTAACAAAAATAAAAAGCAACTATTTTGATTTCTGTAATTTTAATTTATCAAATCAATAGCCTTTCTCAAAGCTTCCAAATCCTTGTGAACATAAGTGTTTATAGTAGTTTTTACATTCTTATGCCCGACTAATTGAGCAAGGATTTTTTTGTTCATTTTTGTATCATCCGCCATATTCGAGAAAGTATGCCGAGTATCGTGTATTGTGTGGTTCATTTTTACCTCCTCCATAAAATTTTCAAATTCTTTTCTGAACCTAGCATAAGTCACTTTTTTGTCCTCGTCTTGTGTGTATAAGTATTTTCTATTTTCTGCAAGCAATTCATCCACTAATCCTTGTATTTTTGAATGTATAGGTACAATTCTGTTTCTTCCCGCTTCCGTCTTTGATTTTATAACTTTCATATATCCGTTGTTTATGACCTCTTTATTCAGATTCAGAAACTCGCTAATCCTAAGACCTGTATAATTCAGTATTAAAATAGCTTTCGCTATCTTTCTTTCAGAATATTCAAATAGTATTGCCATTTCCTCTTTTGTGAAATTTTTTCGCTCTAAAACAGCAACTTGCTTTTTCATATCTAATAATTTTGAAAAATCTTTATCTACTATTTCATGTTTCATAGCGTATTTAAAGATCCCTGCAAGAACCGCTTTTACTAATTTTTGAGAACTAGCAGAATCCACTTTATCTATAAAGTCCTGTAAAAATAAAGCGTTTAATTCTTTAAAGCTTACGTTATCCAGTTTCGACAAATATTTATTGTATATAGAATGATATGTTTTTATCGTATTTTCTTCTACCTTTTTAACATGACCCTCCCACCATTTTTCATAAATTGTCTTAAATAGTAACTTTTTTCTTTCCACTTCTTTTGGATCGTATAATAGTAAAGCCTTATCCGCCTCCTGCCTTGTCTCAAATGTTCCTATGACTTCTCTTTCTATTTTTTCAGTTTCATAGTTCATTTTCGCAGGAGATAAGGCTGCCCATGCTTTTCTCCTTTTTCCTGAAAGCTTAACCACTGTACCGCAGCCATTTGCTCTCCTTTTGTATTTTGCCATAAAAAAAATCACACTCCTTAAAACTTGACGTACTTAAATAGAGTGTGCTATAATCTATTTACTACAATTATATAGAGTTACACACTCTAGGGCTCTCTCCTGCTACCGTGAATAGTAAGAGGGAGTTTTTATTTATTGTTTTATTTCCTCTATTTCTTCGGCTACAACAGAATCCTTTAAAAATAAGTCCCCATTAAACCAAGATTCTTTCCCAAAGACGTCTTTAAAATAAACTCCTACAAGTTTTTCCGGGTTTAAATTTGATATATTTTCCATATAGATACCTGTTTCTTCATCTTGAGCGAGCGACAAATAAGGAACTTCGTTATCATCTTTGCTTGACCAGAACGAAACAACTGTAATTTTTCCCTCTGTCCACGCTCGTCGCTTAGCCTCCTCTATCAATAACTCTTTGTTTTTCGTTTGAGTATAAATTTGAAAATGTCTGTCATTATTTTTTTTATAATAAGCAAATTCCTCAAATTTGGCTTCTTCTTTTTTTACTTCCTCAATTACCTGTGTTTCTTCTTTTTTGTTGTCTTCTTTATTATCTTCTCCACAAGCTGATAATACAAAAATTGAAAAAACTAAAATTCCACACATTAAAAATTTTTTTGACATTTTTTATTCTCCTTTTTTATAATCCTAACAATTCTTTTTTCTTTTTATCAAATTCATCTTGAGTAATAATTCCTTGATCTAATAAGTTTTTAAATTTCAAAATCTCGTCAGCTGCACTCGTTTGATTGATAGATACATTATTCTTTTGTTCTAATAATGTTTTCGCTTCTTTGATAGCATTTTCAGCCATGTCAACATGTAAACTAGACATAGAATATACAATTTTTGCTGCATTATCCCAAATTTCTATTTCACCAGATAAAACTCCTTTACGTTTTGCGATGCTGTTTATTCTGTTTATATCCACAGAAACAGCACTAGTCCCAGAAAAAAATCCTAACTTAATAAAACCAACTCTTTTTTTTGAAACAAAAAAAGTTCCGTCAATTTTTCCTTCTTTTGCTTGGCAAAAAAATAAAACCCCTTCTTCATCAGATAGCTCTTTAGAAATAGAAGTTAAATACTTTGCTGGAAATGGCGGAAGTACAATCTTCTTTTCAACAGCTATTCTTTTCAAATCTTCATTCGTCATTTTTCTTTCCTCCTATTTTTCTTTATTCTTCATAAAATTCATTTATTATGTTTTCTAATTCTTGAAATCTTTTTTGAGCAATTCCAACTTCCTCAATATTTTCTATGTAAAAATCTTTTCCTAAAAACTCTAAAGCAAACAAATCCGCCTCTAATTCATAAATTGAATTTTTAGGAAAAAAATAACTCGACATAAACCTTGTCACTTGGCTTTTATGTTCTATTGCGTGACAAATTTCATGGGCAGTCGCGAGTAAAATTCCCTCGTAACTCAATTTTTGATTTAAAACTATATAAGTTTTTCGCAAACAAATTTTATAGTATCCTACAACATCCCCCAAATCTTCATATTTTAAAATAAAATTCATCTTTTCTGCTATTTTCAAAGGATTGTCAGTATTATACTTTTTTTTTAATTTTTTCACTAACTTTTTTATTTTAATAAAATTTACCATAATAATCGCCTACTTTTTTCTTTTGTTTCTTTCTTTTGCGTCATAAAAAATTCTTTGAAAAGATAAAAGTAGTTTTTCTTTTGTTCCTTCCGAAATATCTCCGTTATCAAAAAACATTGCAGACTCTCCCATAAATTTTATATATTGTTTCCTAGTTATTCCTTTTAATTCATCCGGAATAGAAAATCTATCTGACAGCTCCTCTATATCAGCCATTTTGAAATTTTCTTTTATTTTTTTTCTTTCGTATGCCTTGACAATTATTTCAACATCGTAAGTTCTTATGTTATTGCCGTCCTTATCGAAAACATCTATTTTATTTCCTTTTTTTATTCCACTGAAAGATATGTTTGAATTTTTAGAAAGGACTCTTTCAATTTCGTTTATTTGTTTTTGTTCGCTAGAAATATGAAAATTGTTGTTGTATTCATCTTCTAACCCCATTATAAAAGCAGGAGATACATGCAGAGCCTTTGCTAATAATACAATTTTATCCTTTTTCATGTTTTCTATATCGCCAGTTTCCCATTTTCTGACCGTGCTCTTTGCGACCCCTACTATTTTTCCTACTTCTTCTAAAGTCAAACCTAGTTGTAGTCTTTTTTCTTTTAATTTTTTCCCTGTATCCATATTATTTTCTCCTGTTTTTTTATTCTAGTACAATACAATTATAGTATATAAGTTTCTTTTTTGCAACTTTATTTTTTTAAAAAAGGAAAAAAGTTTCTTTTATGACTTGACAAATTAAATTTTATAAATTATAATCGTTTTGTAGCTTAAAGGAAACTTTTTTTAGAAAGGAGGGAAATATGGAAAAAAATTTATTAAAAAGCAAAGTTTTTGAAAGAGGAAAAAAAATGGAAGAACTTTATCGCGGGATACATATTAGCAAGAGTGCTATGTATCGAAAAATGAATGGAGAATCTTGCTTTACTTTGAAAGAAATCAAAGGAATAGTTGAATTTTTAGGACTTTCTAAAGAGGAAATGAATGCAATTTTTTTTAATTAAAAAGTTTCCTAAAAGAAACAAAGAAAGGAGGGAGCATGGAGTTAAAGGAAAAAATGTGTGATTTAAGTGAATTTTTAATTGATAAATTTATCGAATGTTGCGAAAAAGTCAATAATTGGACACCTTTAAAGAAAACTTTAGTTAGACTTGTTGTTCAACTAATTTCATCAATAATTGGTGTTTTTTTAGGACTTTTAATCATGGCTTATTTGAGAGCCAAGTAAGGATAATACAAAAATTATGCAAAGTTAGAAGGAGATTAAAAAATGAGAAAAAAAAGAAAGTTAAAAAAATACATTAAAAGACAGATAAAAAAAGAGCTCCAAATTTTAGCTAAAAACTTGGAGCGAGAAATACCTGACAAAATGACTTCTAATCTTTTGAAAGTTCTTGATGATATTTCTCAAGCATGATTTTTACAACTTTTGTTGAAATTTCTGCAATTTTAAAACCTATTTCTTTGTAAACACCTTCTGCTTTAAAATTTTTAGTTATTTCATCAAAAGTTTCTTTGGAAATTTTATCAAAATCAATATCCATTTTCATAACAAACACCTCCTCTCGTTATAAAGTTACGGCAATATCATTATAACTTTCGGAGGACAAAAAATCAACAAGGAGGACTTATGAACGAATTACAAAACAAAAACACATTTACAAGCTTAGAGCTTACAGAGCTAATCAATAAATTTAGAAGAGAAGAGGGGATTAAAAATGAATTAGAACATAAAGATCTATTGAAAATTATTAGGCTTGAATTTGAAGAAGAAATAGGTGAGGGAAAAATTTCGCCGACCTCTTATAAAGACCAATGGAACAGGGAACAACCAATGTTCATTCTAAACTTACAACAATCAAGACAAGTGCTGGTAAGAGAATCCAAGTTTGTTAGGAAAGCAGTCATCAAATACATTGATGAACTAGAAAGCAGAATAAAAGGACAATTCCAAGTGCCAACTTCTTTCGCAGACGCTTTGAGATTGGCAGCGGAACAACAAGAAAGGATTGAGAAATTAGCCTTAGATAACAAAGTAAAAGATCAGCAAATTTTAGAACTACAGCCAAAAGCTAGTTATTACGATTTAATCTTACAATGCAAAGATTTATTATCTATGACTGTTATCGCAAAAGACTATGGAAAAAGTGCTGAATGGATGAATAAAAAGTTGCATGAACTAGGGGTGCAGTTTAAACAAAGTGGAGTATGGCTTTTGTATCAAAAGTATGCGGATAAGGGATATACACAAACGAAAACCCAAAATTATCCAAAGACTGACGGAACACAAGGTGTAAAAATTCACATGTATTGGAGCCAAAAAGGAAGATTATTTCTTTATAACTTATTAAAAAACAATGGGATTATGCCAGTTGTGGAAATGGAGGGGACAGAAAATGACCGAAAAAGAAATGGATGAAATTTTTAAACTATTAAGACTTGCTATAAAAAAAATAAATGAGGAGGAATAATTTATGTCGGAAATTTTTTACACTTACAACGAAATACAAAGAGAAAAAGCTAATTTATTATTGAAAAATTTTATGTTTGAGATGATAGAACAGAAAGATTATGGTTGGAAAGAAGACGGAAGAAAAATGACACATGATGAGATCAAGGCAATGATTGAGGATAAATTGGGTTGCTTGGAAGACAGTCAGTTTGATGTTTTGATTGAAAAAATTGTCAATGCAGTTTTTGACACATTTTAGAAAAAAGAATTTTTAGAAAACAAGGAGGAATACTATGTTAGAAGAAAAAAACGCTATGGGAATAATAAAAGACATTAAGGACGAAAAGATGAGAAATTATGCAAGTTCTACATGCGAATTGATTGGATTTATATACAATGCAAAAATCTCTAAAAAAACAAAAAGAAAAATATTGAAAATGATAAAAAAACACGAAGCAACAACTTATGAATATATCGGAGCGTTAGCAGAGTATGAAAATCTTGCAGCGTATGCCAAATATCTAGCAAGTCGATCTAGGAGGATTTTATGATTTTTACAGTTTTTATTTTAGGTGTTGGAGTTGGATTTATTTTAGGAGTTTCTATGAATATAGACGAGATAGAGGAACCGATAACTCCGAATACTCCAAGACCAGAAGCACCTAAGCCAGTGCCAAAGCCGTAAAGGAGGCATTTTTATGAAAGAAACGATAACGGTTGATGAGGTAGCAAAAAGACTTGGAAAATCTGTCTTTACTGTTAAATGCCGCATAGTAAAAGGAGTTTATCCTTTTGGACGGCAGATAAGAAATAACGTAGGGACAGGTTGGCGGTGGGAATGTTATAGACAGCAATTTGAGGAATATTTAAAAACATCTGCAAGCAACGACCAAGCCCCCGCAGATGTTTAAACAAGAAAAACTATAGTAAAAGTTTTCTTGATTATATCTCAAAACATTAGAAAAAGTCAAGGAGGAAGTATTAAATGAAAAAATCAAAATTACAAATACTATTCTATATAGTTGCAATTATCGCATTTATAGTTATGAGTGTTGCATTTATTTATAGCATGCTAGATATTCCTTTTCCTTTTATTTTGAAAACAATTATGCTAATTTTAGCAGGAATATCTGGGATTGGTTACTTTATATTTTTCGAGGAGATGAAATAAAATGACAATAAAAGAATTAAGAGAAGAAGCAAAGAATTTAGGAATTACAAATGTATATAGCTTAAATAAAACAGAATTAGAGGACAGAATAGCCTTAGAGAAGCAAGAGGTAGTACAAATGTCTATGATGGACTTTAAAGCTTCATTGCTAACAAATTACGAAGTTTTCGACTATGAGGATGAAGAAGCTTGGCATATTTTAAGACAAAAAAGAATTGGTGGATCTGATGTTGGAGCTATCTTAGGAGTGAACCCGTATAAATCTATCATTGATGTTTATATCAATAAGACAGAGGGAACAACTTTCAAAGGCAATGAAGCAACACACTGGGGACACATGTTAGAAAGTGTTGTGATGAAAGAGTTCGCTAGCAAGCACAGTGAATTGGAAGTGTATGAAGCCCCTTACTCCATTGTTGGAGAATATTTGATTTCTAACATTGACGGAGTTTTAAGAAACAAAGAAACTGGGGAATTTGGAGTTTTTGAAGCAAAAACAACCAATGCTTTTAATTCAAAAGCTTGGGAAGATGACGAAATTCCACAATCTTATTATGCTCAGGTACAGCACTACTTAGGTATGACAGGCTATGCTTTTGCATACATTGCAGTCTTGATTGGTGGACAAAAATATAAAGAATTTTACATCGAAAGAAACGAAGAAGACATTGCTTTACTCGAAGAAAAAACAAATGCTTTTTATTTCGACAATATCGTATTAGGAGTTCCGCCAATACCAGACGGATCTGACGCATATATGGAACATTTGAAAAAGAGAGCTTTAGAGTTACAAAGTGATGAAGTTGTAGAGCTTGATGAATTAGAAGAAAAAGCCGAAAAAATAAAGGAATTGGCGGCAAAACAAAAAGAGTTAGAAAAACAGGAAAATCTACTAAAGGAAGAAATTTTGAATGAAATGTTGGCACAAGGTACCAGAAAAGCCACAGCAGGAAGTTTTAAATTTAATATTCAATCGAGAAAAACTACGGATATGAAAGAGTTTGAAAAAGCACATCCGGAGCTCGTAAAAAAATATAAAGAACTAGAAAAAAACTATAAAAAAGAAGCTAGTAGATTTTTAACAATAAGATAGTAATTTAATTTCAATTCTCACTGCGAGATTGTGCCATAAAAAACGTTTCAAAACTTTTTTAGAGAATTATATACCTTGCCTCTTTCAAGAGGCTTAAAACGGATTTTAAAAATAGGAGGAATAAATATGACAACACCAACGGCAAAAAATAGCTTAACAGCAAATAACGATAGAGGAGTAGGAGAAACAAAGAAACATAAAACAATATTTGACGTAGTGCAGGCAGGAGCGAAGCAATTTGCAACTGCATTACCTAAACATGTAAATTCAGAAAGATTTGTGAGAATTGCTATCACAACAATAAGACAAAATCCTAAGCTCGCCAAATGCAGTCAAGAGAGCTTGTTGGGGCTTTAATGGTATCCGCACAGCTAGGGCTTGAACCGGGAATGTTAGGACAATGTTATTTAATTCCTTTTGAAAATAAAAAAGCAGGAGTAATAGAATGTCAATTTCAAATTGGGTATAAAGGACTGATTGAGTTATTGCGAAGAAGTGGGCAACTATCAGATATTTACAGCTATGTTGTCTATGAAAATGATGAATTTAGCATTGAATATGGGCTAAGCAGAACATTAATGCATAAACCTAATTTCGATGAGAGAGGAGAAATAAGAGGTTTTTATGCAGTTGCAATACTAAAAGACGGAGCTAAAGCATTTGAATATATGACAAGAGATGAGGTTGTGAAACATGAGGAAAAATACAGAAAAGGCTCATTCAAGAATGATGTATGGAATAAAAATTTCGAAGAAATGGCACAAAAAACGGTGGTTAAAAAGCTACTGAAATGGTTGCCTGTATCGGTGGAATTTTTAGAAAATATCAACAGAGATGAAAAAACAAGCAATTGGAACGAGCAAACAAAAGAAGTGGAAGTTTCAGATGAATTGGTAATCGATGAAGAAACTGGCGAAATTGTTGATAATAGCAATATTGGACGCGATGACATCGCAAAAGGGCTTTTTGCTAAATAAACAAAGGAGGAAAGCATGGAAAAAGAAAAAGTATTGGAAATAAAATTTAAGCTAGTGTGGGGTAAGTGGGCGTGGAAAATTACGAAGAATGAACTATTTAACTTACATGACGGAGTGCAAGAATACGAAAGTAAAACATTGCAATTAAAACTAAAAAAAGAATGTAAAAATTGTATTTTTATGTACAATGATGTAATTGACGATTATGAAGAAACACCGAATTGCATATTACTTTATGAACATGAGAAAGAAAGATTAGAGGAGTTTGTAAAACGTATAAATGAAAAATATGGAAAATCTAAAAGGTGGAGAGCGGGGTATAAAGAAAGATATTTCTATATAAATTTTGTTGGAGAAATCTGTAAAAACCTTGACGAGAACAATGCAATGAATAGGCAAGCTTATGAGTTCGGAAACTACTTCCAAACTCGTGAACAAGCTGAAAAAGCACGTGAATTACAAAAGAAAGCATATCAGGAGGTTTGGAAACATGAGTAAATACAAAGTAAAATTTTATGCTTATATAGAAGGTAAAAAAATAGAAGAAACTGTTGATTTAAGAGAGAAATATAGACACTGGTTGGAAGAGATTGGAGAGATTGAAAATGATTAAACATATAGTTAGTTTTAGCGGGGGGAAAGATAGTACTGCAATGCTTTTAATGATGTTAGAAAAAGGATTAGAAATAGATGACATTGTATTTATGGATACTGGTGTAGAATATCCAGAAATGTATGAGCATATTGAAAAAGTTGAAAAGTACATAAATCGTAAAATAACTAAATTAAAAGCGGATGAAACTTTTGAATTTATGTTGCTTAACTATGAAAAGAAAAAAGGTAAGAATAAAGGGCAAAAAGGATATTCTTTTCCAGATTTTAGGAATAGATGGTGTACTAAGTATTTTAAGCAGAGAGTTATTAAAAAATACTTAAAAGAAAAATACAAAGGTTTTGAAATAACTGAATACCACGGAATAGCAGTAAATGAGCCAAAAAGACTTGAGAAGAATAAGAACAAAAATATAAAATATCCACTTGCAGAATGGAACATAACAGAGCAAGAAGCATTAGATTATTGCTATAAAAAAGGTTTTAGTTGGAATGGATTGTATAAAAAATTTAACAGAGTTTCTTGCTGGTGTTGTCCTCTTAAAAGTTTAAAGGAATTAAAGATACTATATAAAGAATATCCAGAATATTTTAAAAAATTAAAAGAATATGAAGAAAAAACATATAGAAAATTTAGAGCTGATTATAGCATTAAAGAGCTAGGCACTAGATTTGCTAAAGAGATTGAGGAGGAAGAGGATGAGAGAAATTAA